ACCATTCATACCATGTGATTCCCATTCACGTATTTTGATACCCATAATACGTTCAAATGCTTCTTTAGTTCCTGGTACATAGAACTGTTCTTCAGTACGTCTTCCTTTATAATATCGTAAGTCCTCTTTAAACTCTTGCTTTAATGCAAAGTCCCTAACAGCATAAGGATCTGAATAGAAATTATCAACTACCCATACAGTCTTCTGTGATTGTTTATTGATTGTTGTTACTGGAATAAATTTCATGTGTTTTGACAAGCAATCTGATGAAGATATTTACCATAGGTTCCTGAATCTGGATAGAAATTATTATTAATTAGAAAATAATACTCAGGAAATGGCAACTTCCTATTCTCATCTACCAATTTCTCAGTCTGTTCTTTCATAGAAACATAATCACCCATCTGCATAAAGCATTCTGCAAGACATACTATATGTTCATTCCTTACAGGACAGAAATCCTCTGCTCTCACACAACAATCCATTGCCTTCTCATACTCACCAAGATGTTTATGAATGTCACCCATAGCATAGAAACTAAAGTATGCCATCTCATTTATCCCCCTAGCATATCCTAGTTCTCTATAGTTTTGAGTATGATTTATATACTCTTCATAATAAAAGAGTGCTCGTCTAGCATACTCTTTTGAATGATTCTCAAGTGGATAAATGTCTGACTTATAACAATCATCATAACTCTTTGCAACATAAAAGAAGTGATATGTATCTTCCAATAAATCACCCTCACGTATATGTTTCTCCTCTAACTTCAATGCATCAGAAAGATACTTAGTAGGAACAGTATAACTTTCACCATCATTAGTTCCAACCTGCCTCATACCATTTGGTAAATTATATCTTCTAAAATCTTCACCAACTCCTGGTAAATCACACACAATACATTCATGTGCTAAGTCATGCTTAAAATGCCAAGGCAATCTCGAATTCCACATCCATGCACGATAGTAAATACATCCAGGATTGACTGCTGTAATATGAAAACTCTGATGGGAAGTATCATTGATCGGTGTCCAATCGAAATCATCATCAACTTCTAGGTACTCATCACAATCCATCTTGAGTATCCAATCACATCCATGTTCAGTGTTAAGACATGTCTGTAGTAAATGATCTCTATTCCATCCGAAACTTACCCATCCTTCTTCTACTTCATATACAAATCCTGGTATACCCTTATCCTTAAAGAACTCCGTTACAATATCAGCAGTGCCATCAGTCGAACCATTATCCTGCATGACATAATAGTCAATGTGCTTATAACAAGACTCAAGCATCCTTTCCATAACCGATGCTTCATTCTTAAACATCGTTATCATTGCTATCTTTACTTGCTTGTCCATGTCACTCTCTCTTTAATAAAATCCAAAACTTCTGAATCGTTTTCTTGTTCTTTTGTAGGAGCATACAATGCTCTCTTCCTTTGATCAATATCATCTGGAAGATCTGTCATATAATAAACAGCAATACTCTTTCTATATACACCTTCAGGACAGGTTATTGGTTGTGGTAATCCGTGCCAAGAATTCTGTGTTGTATCAAAAAGTATAGCACGATTAAAGATATTGTCAACGACAACCTCTCTCTTATCAGGTAGATTTGTTTCCTCATTATGAGACCACAATTCCAATCCACCACCCCAAGATGTATCCCAATCCTCTGTAAGATATACAATAAGATTTAACTTACGTTGAAGATTTAATTTAGGATTGATATTGTAATCGAGATGTATATTTAACTTACCACCACGAGAATGCATATGCCATCCTCCACCATGCAATCCTATATCAGGATACAAAGTTTCAATACCTGTTATACCACGTATGGTTTCTATAAACTCAGTAGAATTTAAATGAGAAAATATTTGATATGTTAATTGCGGAAACTCATACCAACTATTCTTTGCTTTCTTATTTTCTAATGGGTTATTATACCAGTGCCAGTTAGGTTCATTGTAATCTGGAAACTCATTCGCAAGTCGTCTTGCTACATCGACTGGAAAAAAATCATCAAGCACCCAATGATCATATGGAATCATATTCCAAGTTCTCCTGGAAATCTTTCTCCATCTTCATCTTTAATTGCTATCAACCATGCAGTTACAACTGGAATTTGTGGTGCCATCTCCCATGTCTCTAATCTATATGTCTGGAATCTAATATCATTATTACGAATGAATACTGCCTTGTCACGATTAGTATAGTACCAGAAACTATGTTCGTTCCAGAAACTTACATGAGTTGGATCTTGCCATGCTCCTCTACCATCAGTAGAAGGAACCTCAATCATTGCCCATCCACCATGTGCTAATACCCTATGAATCTCACGCATCGTCTTTATAGGATCTTTTAGATGCTCTATAACATGACTAGCATTAAGAACACCAACACTATTATCTGGTAAAGGTATACCCTCATCCAAATTACAAATTATATCTGCATCTGCTTGATCAACCGTCATATATCCTGGTTTTGGATACAATCCACCGCCCATATCAACCTTCAATAATCCTCTATCATCAGCATCTTTCTCTGCTAATTGGAACTCATACTTATGACAAAGTTCACGAGTGATCCTTTGTATTGCTTCATTCCTTTCTAACCATGTGTTATCACCAGTCACCCTGTAGATATACAGAGGTTTAGCAATGTGATGCATCTTAGCAACAAGATAAGTACGAATCATTAAGTCATGATCGTCACATATACTTAACTCTTTATCATGTCCACCAATACTTCTATAAATATCTCTTCTCCAACTCCTTACATGATCAGGAGCATACCATATGAAAGAAAGAGATTGACTCGTAGGTTTCCACGAGTTCATTACAGTATATTCTTTACCCCTAAATTTATACTTCTCAGGATACTCTGTCCATCCATGTTCACGAAGATATGGAAGAAAATCATCCTGATACATGACAACATCACTGTAAACAAAACCTAATTCAGGATCTTGATATGCTTTATATAATTCTTCCAAACATTCTGATGTAATTAAATCGTCAGAATCTATTTCTACTAGAACATCACCACTACCTTCATGGAAAGCATAGTGCTTATGATATCCTACATTTTTTGAATCACTTTCAGTCCTATGAATAATGACTCTATCATCATTTAATATACTCTCATCTAAATCTGATTTCTGAATATCATTATTCAACCAAAGAATCCACTCCCAGTTCTCATATGTCTGGGCAACTATACTGTCATATAATTCTTTAATATATGGTGTCTTCTTATGAGCAGGAGTTATAATACTAAACTTCATTCAATCAATTGTCACATAATATAATTATAGCATAGGTGTCAACGTTATAATACAAATTTAGTTGGCCAGGTAAAACTAGTTGGAAAACCCACTTGATTAGTTACATCAAGTAATTCTTGTCTGTATGTTTTAACTTCATTTTGTTTAGAAGTACTCATACTTTCCCACCGTAGAGGGTTAGACACAATTCTATCAACTTCAGTCATTAATCTAAAATCTCGTTCATCCCTAATATATGAAGCTTTTAATGCATCTTTTTCAGATGCAGTGGGTTCGTTCCATGAACTAGTAGTAGTATTCCATGTATGAATTTCACTGGGGCGTACTGGAACTTCAATTGTTCCAGATTCATAGGCAGCTTTTGTTTCATCAGTTGGATCACTTATAGTTTCCCAATATCCAATAGTAGGATGCCAAAAACCATGATTTGCCATTTTTTACCTCGTTAACGTAATTCAGTCCAAGTTCGATAACCATCTGTCTGATAATAATGATTATTAGGAACAATAGCTCCATTCATTGATTCAGATGCATCGTTACCAGTATGTATAACATCAATATAATTATTAGTTGCTGATCCAACACGAAGATGTTTATTACTAAACACACCAACTGCTACTTGGATTGGTCCATTTGTAGTATTCTGATACCAAGTATTATTAGATCTACTTACAGTTTGCCATGTATGACCGCAAGATCCTACTGCACCATAATGAGATCCTTTAGTAGTACTGTGTGATATGTAAATAATAGCCATTTTAACGAAACTCCGTCCAAGTTCGATAACCATCGGTTTTATAATAATGATCATCAGGAATAATAGCTCCATTCATTGCTTCAGATGGATCGCTACCAGTACCTACAACTTGAATATAACTACTAGTTGAAGTTCCAATCCAAATTTGTTTACTAGTCAACAAACCAATTGCTAGTTGTATTGGGTGTCCTGTAGTATTTTGATACCAAGTATTATTAGATCTACTTACAGTTTGCCATGAATGACCAGAAGTTCCTATTGCAGCATTATACTGTGTTACTGTACCATCTGCCATATGAACAATAGGCATTTTAACGCAACTCCGTCCAAGTTCTTTTACCATCTGTCTGATAATAATGATCATCAGGAACAATAGCTCCATTCATTGATTCAGAATGATCACTACCAGTATGAACAACTTCAACATAATTATTAGTTGCTGATCCAACACGAAGATGTTTACTAGTAAATAAACCAATTCCTATTTGTATTGCCGCCCCTGTGGTATTCTGATACCAAGTATTATTACTTCGACTACTCGAATAATCAGACCAACTATGAGAAGAATCACTCCCTGGTCCAGCATAATCTTGAGGATGTTGAGGTGACGTAAATACAATACTCATTAATCAAATCTCCTTAGTATGATTATTTATTCTGTTACAGTTTCTGCAGGTAAATTTGGAAAGTTAGAAGAAGATTCCTTTTTTAAATTCATCGTTGCATTATGAATATTAACATTACCTAATGCCACATCTTCCAACTGTGCAACTCTATCTGATCCTAATTTATCTTTAGCCCATTGAATAAGAGTTGCTTCTCCTTCTGACTTTGTTAAATCTACATAAGATTTAAAATTAGAACCAATATCAGATTTAGATAGATTATCAAAGGGAACAATCCATTGAGTTTTTTTAGTCACTCCATCCTTAGTTGCGTAGATATGACATTCAACACTTCTAATAAAATTATCATCAGATACATTAGATTCAATGTCACCAATTCTCCATGTATAAGTCACTGACATTTAAGAAACCTCCGTTAGATTCATTTTAAACTTTTTACCAGTACGATTATTTATCATGTAGATATTATCCTCTCCTTCTTGTAATGTCCAGTCACCCCAAGTTCCATCAACATCATTACCACCTTCCTTTTCCTTGGCTTTATTAGAGAGATGAAGGTCATTAACATATAAGTTTGCAAAAGCCAAACTAGCGGAACCTAAATTACAATAATTATTCTGGGATGGTAAAAAATGAGAATAAACTCTTGTATTATTATCACCCTCACCTATTGAAAATAACATAGTTGATGTTCTGGATGGATGATCAGCATAGAAACGAACACCTCCATAATTTACATGTCCTCCAATTTGTATACCAGTGTGATATCCAAGAACTAGATTTGGATAAGGGTTACTCCAACCACCATTAGAAGTAGTACTTGCTTCCTGATAACCAAATGCATAACTTAAAGTGCCTGGAGTTCCTGCCAAGGCTGAGCAATTAGTAGAATTTTGAGCACTTGTACTTGTAGTAAAACGACCTCTCTGAGTCTGCTGGTAATTATAATTAAATATCATATTATCAAAAGTTGATGTACCACTACAAGTAATACGTCCACTAATTACAGCTCCAGAACCATCAGTAGTAACCCTTGCAGTTCCATCATTGTACAATACACTTGCACCATTCCTATCACATCGCATCAACCATTCATTATCTACATCATTGTATATTCCTACTGTATTTGAACCATCGTGCATGAATACAACACGTCCATCTATACTGAATCCCTCATAGTTACCAGAACCTCCACCATTTATCTGAATTGAACCATACTGTCCAGTTATATCTGTTAAGTATCTTGTAGTCTGTTCGGAAACATATACTCTATCACAATAGAGATGTCCAGTCGAATTAATATGTCCATTTTGTCCATCTAAGAAAATTCTTGCAGAACCATTTCCTGCAACATACATTCCCCAAGCTGAAGCTTGACCTGGAAGACTAGTCAAAAATGAAGCGTTACCACTACCACCTTTAGTATATCCAATCCCATACATGTTGCCAAGACTCGCATCATTAGGATTGTAACTAGATCCGATTGTATAAATTGGGCTTGTCTTAGCTGCGGAAGGTCCAATGTTGTTATATGAACCTTCTAGATGTCCTGAATGGTGATCTGATCGTTGAAGATGATAACCAGCACCTAATGTAACATCCTTAATAGTCGTAGCACCCTCAACATTTAAACCAGCACGACAATCCCACTTACCATCATCACGACAAAACGCTCCCCAGTTGCCATCAGCCTTTAAGAACCCAATGTAATCACTATTACAATGAATCTGTCTGTTTCCATGATCACTATCAACCATCGTAATGTAACTAGCAGTTCCAGATCCAATAACTATGTTACCTCCTAGATGGCTTGCACCACTAACATCCAATCTATAACTAGATCCAGGAATTGTTGTATCAGATTCTCCATAACCTAAACGCAGAGAATGAGCAACACTTAATTTACCCTGTGTGCTAAGTGACATTGCACCTTGAGCATTAGTATGTGATGCATCTCCCCACCAGAAACCACGATCATTATCATTGTTCATCTGGAATGACATTACATAATCATTATTAATAGCACCAAAAGTATATGATGGACCCATTCCGATTGCATACGCACTACTATTCCAAACACGAATTTTATCTCTACTAGCTGCACCTGATGAGGTTACTTGCTGACCAGTTGCAATTGCTAGTCCTGCATTAAATGTAATTAATCCAGTAGATGTATCAGCAGCATCCGATCTTAAGAACTGAGTTGAATCGAGACTGTCTAGAGTTCCAGCATCATATGAAGTTGAACCTGTAGAACCTGTAGCACCTTGAACTCCTTGAGCACCAGTAGAACCAGTTGAACCTGTAGAACCTGTAGAACCTGTAGCACCTTGAACTCCTTGATGTCCTTGAGCACCTTGAACACCTTGAGCACCTGTTCCACCACTAGAACCCGTAGCACCTTGAGCACCTTGAGCACCAGCAACACCAGCAGCACCTTGTCTTCCTTGAGCACCTTGAACTCCTTGATGTCCTTGAGCACCTTGAACTCCTTGGTGTCCTTGAGCACCCTGAACTCCTTGATGTCCTTGAGCACCTTGAGCACCCTGTGGTCCTGTTAATGGACTTATCCAATTTACTCCAGAACCAGTAGAACCAAGGACAGAACCTGCAGCACCTACATACCCATCAGCTTTAAATGTACCACCAGTAACATCAATACCTTGTCTAGCAGTTACAACACCAACGGAATCTATATTCTTAACGTCTTCATATGTTAATGTCTTACCAATAGAAACATTACCACTAAAGGTAGCATCTACAGCAGTAATATTACCACTTACAACATTATTACCTGTTATTGATACTCCCGTATTAGTGGTTTCTATCTTCTTTGAATTATTATACCACAATGATACTTCTGCACCTTTTTGACAATGGATATACTGATGACTTCCAGTTTTGGAATCAATATTAATATTTGTATCTGATTGTAGATATAGTCCACCAGTAATATTACTAATCGTAGAATTATTTCCGTCATGTACTAGAGTTAAATCATCACCAGTTCCTAGTTTT